GACAACCGGTAGATTTCATGAATCCTATTTGTTTTCTATTAATATTGTGACTCTTTAAATTCTTCGGATAATCGAAATATTGCTCCTGATTATTTTTTTCAATATGGATTGAATATGGAATAGTTTTCACTATCTTTGCAGGGTAACCAGGAGCTTGATGGCAATAAATATTGTCATCGGGCTCTTTTTTTATTGTCATATCGTGGCAATGGATTTAAGTAATTCTGCAACAATGACGCAAGTAAATAGACATATCTTTGAAGTAGTATTATAATCAGATAAACAATAGACAGAATGGAATTAAACGACTGGTTGGCTATAATCGGGGCTTTCGGAGGATTGGAGGCTGTCCGCTGGGGTGTCACGTTCTGGGTGAACCGCAAGACTAACGCACGGAAAGAGGATGCGTCCGCCGATTCGATGGAGGATGAGAACGAGCGTAAGCAGGTTGACTGGCTGGAAGAACGCATCGCCCAGCGTGACGCCAAGATTGATGCGTTATACGTTGAGCTTCGTAATGAACAGTCTGATAAGCTGGCATGGATTCATAAGTGCCACGAGCTGGAACTGCAATTGAAAGATGCCGAACATAACCGTTGTGACAGGCCCGACAGCGAATGCGGCCGTCGTATTCCACCACGCAGGGCTACATTAATTAAAGATAAGGAGGAAAAGAAATGAAGTTTTTTACGATTGCGGAACTCTGCAAGTCAACGACTGCTGACCGCTTGGGTATCAACAACAGATGCAGACAGGAGCATGTGACTGCTCTGACTGCCTTGGTGGATAACGTACTGGACCCGTTACGCACATGGTGGGGAAAACCTATAACAGTAAACAGTGGTTATCGCTGTCCGGAACTTAATGCGGCCGTTAAGGGAAGTAAGACCTCGCAGCACATGAAGGGGGAAGCTGCTGATATTGACACTGGAGACAGACAGCAAAACAAGCTGTTGTTTGAGTATATCCGAAAGAACCTGCCCTATGACCAGTTGATTGACGAGTCTAACTTCGCTTGGGTGCACGTCAGTTATCGGGTTGACGGAAATAACAGGATGCAAGTTCTTAAGTTGTAGACTATGTTGGTTAGAGTTATGAACTGGGTAAGCCGGCATATATTGCTGGCTCCCTTCATGTGTCTGTTCCTGCTGTTCGGATCATGTGGCAGCTCGCATAAGGCTGTCAAGTCCGATGTAGAAGTAATCAGCAAGGATAGTACACGTGAATCTGTCAACATCGTACACGGATCAAGTACGTCTTTGAGCGAACTCATTACCACTAATGGTAACTATGTGATTGATTTTCGAGTTTATGACACAAGAAAACCGCCCGATAGCCTGACCGGGAAACCTCCGTTATTGGCGGACGGGCAAATAGAGGGAAATTTCAATCAGGCAAAAGACAAGAAATCGGTTATAAACGATACTATAAAACTCAATGCCGACAAGAAACGCTCTTCCGATATCCATGAGAAAGAGTACACTGAAATGATGAAGGATAAAAGAGAATCCAAATTGCTTGAACAAATAGTTCTGGCATGTGTTAGTGGGGCAGTTCTTGTTGTTATCGTACTGGCGGTGGTCAGGCGACAACGTGGAAACGATTTCTTATAATAAGACTTTAAATTTATGATTAAGACTTCCCTGCTTGTGATAAGTCGGGAAGTTTTTTTTATTTCCATGAACAATTCGGTTTTGCCTGTGTTTGTGTAACCATACTGATTATTGTTGCGCTGTTGGCGAAAAAAACATTGGCGTAATAATGATTCCTCATAATAAAACTTGAAATTCATAAGTTGAATACTCTGGCTCGTGATGAGTCGGGGTGTTTTTTTATACAATTGTTATCGAAATTTATATAGCAAAAAATACAATTTTCCAATAGGATTATATATATTTGCAATTGTTACAGTAGTACTTTTATGTCGTAACGCCGATGTTTATATGGTGTTGCGACACTTTTTTTTGTCAAAACACCAATGTATAATTTAAATCAAATAAATTATGAGAAAAGATTTATCTCAAATTATTGGTGAAGCAACAGAGAGACTTCCCAAGCAGGAACAGGTAATTGATGATTATTGGTCAATAATGATTGATGACGGAATTGGTGGTGTGGTAACCGTAACTTTTATGAAGTATTATTATGGATGGAATCTTTATTCGACTAATTATTAAAAATGTATGTCCCAGCCGTTATAGCTGGGACTTTTTCTATTAGCTACGTTGAAATATAAATCTTATAGGTAATCTTGAATTGTTTTATCTTCAGATATATATCCAAGTTTTTTATTTTTGTCTAATAGAGTAATTGCCAATCGGAAAAAATCCTGTGGAGTTTCTGACCATTCGGATAAAACTTCTATTAAATTTTCCATATCAGTAGTTTTGGCTTGTCTAGAATCTCCATGCCTTATTCCTTTTTTATCTTTTTCTTTATGTGATAATAGAATACAAACCAGCTCTCGAATAGGCTTACTTATCTCATTGTCTTTGGGCAAAAAACTGTTTAAAAACTTTTGAATATTCCCATAATATAAATCGTAAGATTTTTCAGGGTCTTGTATTGGTACATCGAGAATCTTAGCAATATCTGTTGGGGCTGACAACTCATCAAACAGGCTAGGTTCTTGTTGACTGTTGGCCGCAACAATTTTATCTACAGCACTTATTAAATCTTCTAATTTCTTTTTTGAAAGTTCCATAATTTAAATATTTAGACAGATATACGAAATAATTCTTTTTTCATTTTATCAATTGCTCCATTAAGCGAATGTTTGGGCACAGCGTCAAATTCAACTCGACGAACTGCAATGTCAGAGGATTTCAACATTCCTCCATATTTAGCAAATTCTTTGTTCTTTTTTTCGCCCTTAGGTAAGGTTTCTAAATATATGCCATATAATATACTTACATCCACATTAAGTTTATTTGCTAATTGATTCATTTTATATGGCAGGGCTACAATTCTACTCAACTCTTTTTGTATAGTCGGATTAACTAATGCATCTAATGCAAATTTATCTGCACGTTCTTCATTCAATAATAGTTCTGGATTTTCAGAATCAGATATATGATATAGAAGATTCTCTAATATGTCAAAATCATTTATGACATGATATAATTCATGCAATAAATTAATCCATAGCTTATGATATTTTTTATTCATATCAGTAATAACTATACATGGCTTACCTTCAAGTATCATTGTAACGCCGAATGCTCTAGTGCCAGATATATACGGTTGGGTTAGAACAGTGACTCCCAATCTAAAAAGAATTAGAACAACTTTTTCATATCCGTGTACTTTGTCCAAGGTAAATTCACTTATCCTTTTTAATAATTCAATTAATAAATCACGGTTATATTCGTACGGATTATTAATTTGCGAAAAAGAATAGATGGAACATTTAAGCCAAAAATCATTCATCTTCTTTTCTTTCTCTTGAGCAACAAATGCTTTTGACTTACTGAAAAGTGTTGGCATCAATGACGTATCGTCATATTCATAAATGGATTTAAAGTTAAAAAAGTCACAAATCTGTTTCTCATAATCTTCAATTTTTGACCTTGATTTAATGATTCCTATTTTTTTTAATGTTGGTATATCAAAATTCCTTAGCACATAAGACAATCTTTCAGACTTTTCAATATTTGCCAAATCCTTTTCGCTAACTTCTTTATTATAAGCTGAAACAAGTTGAGCTTCTGTGATATCAAGCAATTTCATAACCTTTATAGCCTGATTCAGCTTCAACTCGTAATTCCCTTTTAAATATTCAGAAAAGGAATCTTTATTTATACCTATTTCTTCGGCAACGGCAGTTACTGCAACATCGCTTTCTATTAATAATTCATTTAACATTTCTCTCAAAGATTTATCTTGAGATACCGTATTGAGGGTCGTTTTTTTTATAGTTACATACATAATTCACCGCTATTTTCCTGCAAAAATAGCATTTTTAAGCAATAAAATACTATTTTCGCTTCTTATTTTTAGCGGTGAGTTGGTTTTTGTGTTTTTATAAATATCAATTGTAGATTCAATTCAGCCGTAACTGAGGGCTTTTTTTTGTCATTTTGCAAGGGTGAGCAAATAGATAGTTTCGCCAAAAGCGAAGAGTACCACAGAATTGTACATGAAGAAATGGAATAGGGAAGCCGAATAGACAGCCTTTAATTTTTCGAACAGATTATATATTCGACTAAAGAATAGAATTTTGCGTATCTTTGCCCTGTGATTTTGGAGTAGAAGCCAATCTCGTAATAAAAGTTTGGGGGGCTCGTGATGCACGATGCCCCTCCTTTTTTGTAATACGTAATAATGTGACAACAAATATTTTAGAAATAGGCAAATCCCTTTGAACAAATCCATTGGTATCTTGTTCAATAAAATGTGAAGTAAATTGTCAAAACATAACTAATCTGAACCGTTCCGGCTTGTGATAAGTAGGGACGGTTTTATTTTGATAATATTTCTGTTAAAAGATAACCCATGAATTATATGTTCCTTTATCTTTGCACACTATTAACATCAACTTATGTATTATGGCTGAAAAAGAATCTTATTCCGAAGAGGAATTGAATGAAATGATCGTATGGTTCAATAACCATGCCAATGAATTTCCAAAAGAAATGCAGATTAACAAAGCGGCTTTCACTCCGGATTTGAAACTTACTGTTGAAAGTTGTATCATGCAGGCTAAGCAATGTCTGGGCAACTATAAGATGG